AAGACATAAGACAGCTATATTGTATGGATACTATGATTTCAAGAAATCAATATTGCAAGTAGTGGATGAATCCATATTGACAGGACAGGACACGACAACAGATTTGATTGCAAAGACGATAGTAGCCAAAGAGGAAGAGTTATTTAATGGAATGGTTGAGCCTAGACGTATTGCAGACAATAATAATGTTATACTATTACAGGATATGTCGTTGATGCATGGAGTCCATTTTGCCCCAACTAGCAAAGATACTCTTTTGGCAATGGTCAATGAACTTAGGGTATTTGTAGCACAGGGAAGATTGTATGTCTCGGAGAGATGCCAAGAACTCATAGGATGTCTTAGAGCAGGGATTTGGAATAAGCAAAGGAATCAATTTGATGTGTCAGACATGTATGGACACTTTGATGCATTGGCTAGTTTAATTTATATGGTTAGGAATATAGACCAATATACTAACCCAGTTCCAATAACAAGCACTGCGACATTAAGCACTCATTATATTAATTTTGAAAGAGAATCGAGCGAGAAAAGTAATTTAAAAAGGATGTTTAGAAGATAATGTTAACTAAAACAAAGCTAGAACAAAATGCAGTATATTTTGCAAACTTAACAGTTGATGAACTTGGAGGAGAACTCCAAAAGAAAGTGGATGACTATTATCAATATGTTCGTATCAATGGGATGCTCGATCTTTGGCGTAAGTCTTATCGGCAATACTTTAGAGCGGGATATCACTTAGGGGATATGGTCAGGGGAGGAGATGCAGGGGAGTATAGTTTTCTCTTTGTAAATCACTATCGTTCTATCTTACAAGCAATCCTATCTATTACAGTATCACAGAGACCTGCATTTGACGCAAGGGCAGTTAATAACGATTACTCAAGCCAAGCACAAACTAAACTTGCTCAAGGTCTTCTCGATTATTACATGAGAGAGAAGAGATTAGAAAGATATGTAGCCGATGCAGTCGAGTTTGCTATATGGAGTGGAGAAGGTTACATTGTATTAAACTGGGATGTAGCATTAGGAAGGGAATACGGCGTAGGACAAAACAATGAATCTATTCGAGAGGGTGATATTAAATTTACTTCATGTTCAGGAATTGATATTATACGACATCCGTATCTCAGGAAGTTTGAAGACCGTCAATATTTGATAGTCAGAGAATTTGTAAATAAATATGAACTAGCTAAGAAATACCCAGATTTTGAAAATGATATTATCAATTCAGAAATGACAAGCGGAAGTCTTAAAAATGATTTTTTAGATTTTTATCGTATCACTGATTCTGATTTGATTCCTCTCTATAGATTCTATCACGACAAAACTCAATCAGTTCCAAACGGTAGATACTCAGAATTTATAGAGGGTGGAACCGTAATATTTGATAGTGACTTGCCATACCCTGAGATACCAGTATATGCACTTCATCCAGGGTCAATCTATGCTAGTCCGTTTGGGTATTCAGTATCTTTTGATATGTTACCTATACAAAGGGCAGTTGATGGACTTGCATCTACAATTCAAACTAATCAAGAAGCCTTTGGAGTACAAAACGTATTAGTTCCAAAAGGATCTAATCTTGATGTCGAGGAATTATCAGGAGGGTTAAATATAGTACAATATGATCCTAAGATGGGAAAGCCTGAACCAATGAACTTAACTGCAACTCCAGTAGAAATATTTAATAGATACAAAGAGTTGGTCAATGAGATGGAATCTATCTCAGGTATTAACTCAGTAGTACGAGGTAACCCAGAAGCAAGTCTAAAAAGTGGAGCGGCATTGGCATTGGTTGCATCACAAGCAATACAATTTTTACAGCTAACACAACAAAGATATGTCCAGTTATTGGAGGATTCAGGAACAGCGATTATTAATATGTTAAAATCCTATGCGGCAGTTCCAAGGGTAGCGACAATAGTTGGAAAGATGAATACTCCTTACATGAAGGAATTCAAAGGGAGCGATCTTGAGAATGTTCAGAGAGTAATTGTTGACATGGGAAATCCTTTGTCGAAAACCACTGCAGGAAAGATCCAAATAGCTGACACTTTATTGCAATACGGATTTGTTAAGAATTCAGACATGTATTTCGCAGTCTTACAAAATGGTCGATTAGACTCAATCATGGATCCAGTCCAAAGACAACTCATGCTAATCGCACAAGAGAATGAGCAGATGAGCGATGGCATAGATCCTCCAGTATTGGTGACTGACAATCATCCTATGCACATCCAAGAGCACAAGCAACTGTTGGACAGTCCAGAAGCAAGGAATAATCCTGATTTGGTTGTAGTGGTGTTGGGTCATATCCAAAAGCACATTGACCAACTAAGGACAGGAGACAAGGATTTATTCGCAATACTAGGAATGCAAAATTTACCTCCTCAGACTCCAGAACAACCAGCAATTCCACAGGTAGCACAGGGAGGGCAAGAAAACCCATTAGAGCAAGTCACTGGAGCATTGCCAAACTTACCAACTAATCCAATGACAGGCGAAAAATATCAGACAGCAAGTGGAGCAAGTGCGGTACCAGTATAATTTAATAAAAGGAAATGAACATGGAAGAAAATAGCACAGAAGCGATTGAAGAATCAGTCCCATCTGAAATACAGGAATCAGGAGAAGCAGTACAGTCAGCTCCCGAGATACCGATTAGAGAAGCCAAAGTGGAAGTAGGTGGTCAGGTTATGCAGATTAACGAGCGACAACTTAAGGCTCTTTGGGGTTTGCCAGAAAATGAACCAATTACGGACAAAGAATTTAAGACTATGGTCTCAAGTTACAAAGCACAGAAAACTTCTGATATTGCTACACGTAACGCAAGGCATCAAGAGAAGCTAGTCAAAGAGATTGCAGACTTAATTCAAACAAATCCTTGGCAATTGCTAGAAAAAGCAGGTTACAATCCTAGACAACTTGCAGAAGAATATCTCACTCAGGCAATTGAGGAAGATATGCTTCCTGAGAATGAAAAAGAACTTAGGCGAGTCCGATCGGAGAAAGAAGAACTAGAAAGACAGTATAAAGATGAACTATCTCGAAGAGAGCAAGAACAAATGCAATTTGCAGTGCAACAGGCAGAACAAGAAATCACAGGTCAGATTATTGACGCTCTTGAAGTCAGTTCTCTTCCTAGGTCTCCTGAAGTAGTAAAGAGAATTGCAAACTACATGCTTATTGCTGAACAAAAAGGAATTGCCATTAATCCTAAGCAGATAATTCCATTGGTCGAAGAAGATTTTAGAAATCTTAACGCTCAAATTCTCAAGTCATTGGATCCTAACAAAAGGATTAATTATATTGGGGAGGATCTTCTTAAGCAAATCAGGCAAGATGATCTCGCAAGGCTCAAGACTAATCAATCTCAACCTAGCCAATCTCAACCTAAGCCAAAACAAAATAATAATAAAAAGATTACTAAAGAAGAATGGAGGAAAGAACTAGCAGAAAGAATCAGGTCGTAATATTCTCATTGTTTTCCCAATTTTCCAAAAAACCTTGTCCCTCTCCTCCAGAGGGATTTTTTTAATATTTTGCTTGACAAATAAAAATAGTATGGCAAAATTCCTATAATTGGTCGATATAGATCAAGACTATAAGCTAAAATTTACCTGCAATACTACTACAACAAGGGTCTAAGCTGATTCGATATACCGAGAGAAAAGAACTCTTTAAAATCTTATTATTAAATTTATCGAGGTATTCGAATGAGTGCAAACACACTAGCCACACTTAATGGCTTTTATAAACAAATCTATGGGGATTCATTAATTAACCTAATCCCAGAGTCAGCAAAATTTATCAAAGAAGTTCCATTTGAAAAAAGAAAAAAACTTGGCGACAAGTATAATGTGCCTGTTGTTCTTCAGGCAGAACAGGGCTTCACTTACAACGATGGAGACGGTACTGCTTTTGCTTTAAATGGAGCCTTAGCAATGGGCACCAAGAATGCTCAAGTTCGTGGAGCGGAAAAAGTATTGCAATCTCAAATTTCCTACAAAGCAGCCGCCGCCGCAACTTCTAATAAAGAAGCCTTTGCAGATGCAACAAGCACTCTTTTTGAAAACATGGTTGAGTCCATGGCTAATAGACTAGAACTTTCTTGTTTTTATGGAAACTCCTCTTTAGGAGATGGTTCTGGATCTCCTAACAGTTCTATTGGGGCTGCAACATTTCAACAAGTTACTACTACAATCACAGTGACTACTGCAAATAATCATGGATTAATTGCTAACGATGTCGTAGTTTTCAAGGATGATGTCGGTTCTGTTACTGCTACTTCTGGAACGGTTGTAACAACTCCAACTGCAAAAACTTTTACAATGGCATGCAGTTCAGGTACTACAGCAGCAGGAACGGCTTGTACAATTGGCCCATTCGTTAAGAGATCATCTACTACTGCATGGTACTACATAGACAAAGCTCAGTGGGCAACAGGTTTGTGGGCAGGAAAAGTTGGTGCTGAATTGCAATTCTATAAGGATGACAATTCTACTTTGATTAATACTGTAGGTATAACAATTTCTTCTATTGATCCAGTTTACAAAAGAATTGGTGTTACTGCTGCAACAAGTCAGGGTGTAACAGATGTTATGGCAATTGTTAAAGCTGATTTTGATGCAGGAATAAAAACCTATTTTAATGGTACAAAAGGAAAGGATTTTATTGGTATTGATCAAATTATTACTTATTCAGGTACTGATCTTTTTGGCATCAACAACACAACCTACTCTCTATTCAAAGGAAATGAGTATACTGCTTCAGGTGCTTTATCTCTTAGCCAGATCATAGCAGCTACCGAAAATGCGGTTGCTCAAGGTCTAATGGAAGATGTTTGTGCTTATGTTCCTATCAGTGCTTGGAATACATTGGCAGCAACTGAATCAGGCTTGAGAAGATATGACTCTTCTTATAAAAACAGTATTGCAGAAAATGGAATACAGAAACTTGCATTCTATGGTGCAAATGGAAAGATTGAAATTGAACCTCATCCAATTGTAAAAGCAGGTGAAGTGTTTATTATTCCTAAAAAGCAATTTATCAGAGTGGGTGCAACCGATGTTACTTTCCAAACACCTGGAATGGATTCTACTGAGATATTCTTACAGCTTCCATCTAACGCAGGTTATGAAGTGCGAGCATATGCAGATCAAGCTCTTCTTTGTATGGCTCCTGCTAAGTGTACAAAAGTTACTGGCTTCACTGTAGCTTAAGGGTTTTAAATAAGAGGGAGTAAAACCCCTCTTTGTAATACTATAAGGAGAAAATAATGTACGGTAAAAAATCAGGATCCAAGATGCCAGTTAAAAAACCAATGTCTAAAAAGAAAGGAAAGTAGTAAGTGGCTGCAGAAATATTTGTCAATGGAGTACCAATAAATTACCCAGAGACAGGAGACACTGGCTGGAGTGATGAAGCTACTAACTTTGCAAGACAAACAGCATCGGCATTAGGAAAAATTGGTTTATCAAATGGAACTAGTGTTGATGTAGCAGGGACTCTTGATGTCACTGGAGCAACAACTCTTGACTCTACATTAACCGTTGCAGGTACTACAACTTTAAACGGAACAGCTAACTTAAATGGTAATACTAATTTAGGAAATGCGACAAGTGATACGATTGCAGTTACTGGAGTATTGAATGTTGACTCGGGTGTGTTGTATGTTGATCCTACTGGAAATTTAGTAGGAATTAACAAGACTAATCCTGCTCAAGCATTAGATGTCGTCGGTAATTCTGCAATAAGTGGGAATGAAACAGTAGGTGGAACTCTTGATGTCACTGGAAATGTAACCTTAACGGCTAATCTAAATGTTAATGGCAACACAACAATTGGTAATGCTAGTGGAGATACCACTACAATCAATGGCACGGCAGTATCTGTCCCAAATGGATTAAATATTGATAGCAATACTTTAGTAATTGATTCAACGAATGACAGAGTAGGTATTAAGACTGCAAGTCCAACTGTTGAATTAGATGTCACTGGAGCAATATTAAGTTCAGGAAATATTACTACTGCAGGGATTTTAACTGCAAGCAATTCAACCAATGTTACCACAGCTCCTCCTATTACATTTACGGGAGATACAAACACAGGGATAGGTCATAGTTCAGCTGATACTTTAGACTTTGTGACTAATTCTGTATCAAGGGCAAGAATATCATCAACAGGTTTGCAATCTTCAGTAGTGCCAGACTTATCAGGGAGTAATACAACTTTATATAATGAATATAAATGTAGGGCATGGGTAAACTTCAATGGCACAACTGCAAGTCCATCTACAATTAGAGGAAGTGGAAACGTATCAAGTATTACTAAGAATGCAACTGGGGATTATACTATAAATTTTTTAAATGCAATGCCAGATGGAAATTATTGCATACATGGAAGCTCTAGACCTGATAGCAATACAGTGGGATATGGTGGTAATTTTATGATTGGAAAACATAACGTTGCGTTAGGTAATGATACACTAGTAGGATCAGTAAGAGTGAGTACAGCAAAGGACAATCAATCTACATTTGTTGATTCTCCTATAATATGTGTAGCGGTATTCAGATGAATATAATATTATATACTCAATCAAATAATCAAGTAGCGGTATTAATGCCATGTACTACTGAATTGACACTTGTAGAAATAGGAATTAAAGATGTTCCAAGAAGCATTCCTTTTTGGATTATTGATGAAAGTGAATTGCCTAGCACTCCACAAGAATCATGGATACTTGAAAATATGGGCGAACCCGATGGAATAGGAATAAAATGATAATTACTAATCAACAAGTATTAGAAAAAATCAAGAAAGACAATTGCAAATCAAAAGCTAAAGATTTGATTGCTAATTGCGATTGGTCAGTCTTACCAGACGTTAAACTGCAAAATAAAATAGACTTTGAAAATTATAGAAGTCAATTAAGAAATTATATAATTAACCCAGTGGAAAACCCTATTTTCCCAAATGAACCTCAACCAATATGGAGCGTATAGCATGAATAATGAAAAAAAAGGATTGTATGACAATATACATGCCAAGAGAAAAAGAATAGAGGCAGGTTCAGGAGAAAGAATGCGATCAACTAAAAACCCCAACTCTCCAAGTGCAAAAGATTTTAAACAAGCCGCGAAGACAGTTATAAAGAAAAAGAAATAAGGAGTATAAAATGCCTGGTATTATGAAAGGTGCAAAAATGAAGGCAATCATGGACATCATATCACAAATGGATGATATGGAATTATCAAGATTAATGCCAAAAGATGAGATGGGCATGGAGCCGATGGATGAAGAAATGATGAAGCCAGAAAAGAAAGGTATAACAATCATGAAGCTAGAAGCATCCAAAAAGCCAGAGATGGAAGAAGAAGAAGACGATATGGAAGAAGAAGACGATGAAGAGTCTATTGATCCTTTGTCTTCTCTTGCTAGACTTAAAGAAAGATTAAAAAAAGGTAGAATGTAATTAGATGGATTTTACCTCCACAGGATTAATTGCACAAATAAAACGTAGGGCATTAATCCCGACAAGTCAGAATTTATTTACAGATTCGGACTTGATTGCAATGTTAAATGAGGAATTACAAAATAGAATAATCCCTTACATTTTGGCAGTCAGAGAAGATTATTTTTTGACGTATGACGAATTTACTCAGAATGGTAGTACGACAGAAATTAATATTCCTACTAATGCAATTGGAAATAAAATCAATCAAGTAAATCTATATACTGCCAACACATCGGATTCATTCTTTCAAAGTATTCCTAGAATAACAGTATCACAAGTAAATGATTATTATGGTGGCTATTATATTCAAGGAAGTAAGATTAAAATATTTCCTCAACCTATTTCGAGTGGAATACTTAGAATCTATTATTATAGAAGACCATCTGAAATAGTATCAACATCAAGAACTGCAATCATAAGCACAGTGAATACTAATACGTCGATTGTATGTAGTACTAATCTTCCTGCGAATATAACTACTGGATCATTAATTGATATTGTAAGCAATAACCAACCATGGGATACAGTAACGGGAAGAACTGCAGGAACGGTGTCAAGTGCTACATTAAACTTGACGGATACCTCAGATATTGATACAAGTTATTATGTGACTACAAGAGGAGAGTCGCCATTTGCACAGATACCACAAGATGCCATACCATTATTAATCCAAGCAGTAGTTGTTAGAATGATGGAATATATGGGAGATACAAACGGATTACAGGCGAGTCTTTTGACTTACGCACAGATGGAAAACGACAATAGAAATTTATTAAGTCCTCGAGTGGATGCACAGCCCAAAAAAATATCATCCAGAAATAGAATAGCAAGGTATCTTTGGAAATGATATGGCTCAGATATTAAATCTTAAAATATCAGGATTATATACTAACCCTAATCAATT